GCACCGAACAATCGTTCGTTGACAAAGTTGAAACTTGCAATACTTTCGATGATGTTGTTCGAGTTAGCAAAGAAATTTTCGAGTATTGCAAGCAAGAGATGGAAGACAAAAAAGAAGAGATGCAAGAGTTTGCCGAGCAAATGGCTGAACGGCTCTCTGGCAAAAACGACGATGATTTCGGTGACGATTTTGATTTCGATGATTTCGATGATTCTGAAGACTTTGATGATGAGTATTCGGAAAACGATGGTGCTGATTATGCCTTACCTCCGAATGAGGTTGGTGCCTATGGTGATGAAATCAAGTCTCTAACGGATCAAAAGCTTCAGGAATCCCTGGAGAAAATGGCGTCATCTGACAAAGTTATTCGCGTTGGCAATCTCGCTACCGATCAAAGTGTCGAGCCGAAACGGCTTATCGTTCCCTTCAAAAAACTTGTCGGTACCGTGTTCAATGATATCGGTAAGAAGATTGTTGCGGATTCGCCAAGTCAAATTATGGCCTTTGAAAAGAAAATCAAGAATTCTATTCTATACATGGTCAAAGAATTTGAACTTCGCAAAAAGGCTGCCGAACTTCGCCGCATGGTGATTTCTGATAGTGGTGTGCTTGACACTAACAAGCTTCATACCTACAAGTTTAATGACGATATCTTTCGTAAGTTCGGTTCGATTCCTGCTGGCAAGAATCACGGATTGGTTTTGTTCTTGGACTGGTCTGGTTCAATGGGTGATAATTTGCTCGGCACCGTCGAACAGTTATTGTCACTAATCTATTTCTGTCAGAAAATCAAAGTGCCGTATGAGGTCTATGCATTCTCTACCGAATATCTTCGCCACTCTGAAGAGCGGAATCATCATGACAATGGTATTCAATCTTCCCTTGAAACCAATTCGGTGATGATGGATAGCCATTTCAATCTTCTGAACCTTTTCTCTAGTCGGATGAAAATTTCAGAATTTCGAACCATGGCAAATGACCTGTTGCACTTGGCTTCGGTTAGCCATTTAGCGTTCTCTCGGCTTCGGTCGAATTTGAACCCTGCTATGGGGCTTGGCGGCACACCTCTGAACAATACGATTTTCGCAAGTAGCCGTATTGTGAATTCTTTCCGAAAAGAATACAAAACTGAAATCGTAAACGTAGTTTTCTTGACCGACGGCGAGGACTCCTCTTCGTTGTGCATGCGTGGTTCTTTTTATTCTTTGTCTGAATCGACCATCAGTCAATCATCGTATATTTTCGATAAGCAAACGAACAAACGTTACATGATTGGATCGAAGGGTGTTACTCCTGTTCTTCTGAACATTCTAAAGGATCGAACTGGATGCAATCTCATCGGCTTCTATATTCTTCCAAAGAAACGCCGCGACTTTGATCATGCCATGGGCTTGTTCGGTTGTGATATCATGGAAGAGAATTTCAAAAAATTCAAGGAAGAAAAGTTCTATGGCGTAAAAAACTATGGTTACGATGAATACTTCCTGATTCCTGGCGGTAAGGATTTGGAAGTTGAAGATGAGAACCTGGACGATCTGTTGGGAGAAAACAACACTTCGTTCAATGCTCGCCGTCTTCGTGGTGCTTTTCTCAAGATGAACCAGAATCGGGTCATCAATCGGGTTCTTCTCTCGAAAGTAGTCGAAAAAATCTCTTGACACACCGCCGAAATCGTGTTATTCTCCCTATGTACTGTTGATTTTCAAGGACTTTGTGATGCTTAGCCAATCTGATAAAGTGACCTTTCTGACCGAAGCCGCCAAACGTTTCGGTTCCGTTGTAACTCGCCAGCAGTTGGTTTCGATGACCAATGAAGGTTTTGCTCGGCACTTCTGGATTGAGTCTGATAAATATCGAGTCGGTCGCGGCACGTACCGCCTGCCTCTCGATGAATTTAATATTAACCTTTCTGGTGTTTCTAACGTGGTAGAACTTCCCAAACAACCTGCGCCTGTGGCTGCTCCTGTGGTAGCAAAGCCGCTTGCCAAAATTTCTTCAGTCGGTCGTGTTGAAGAGGGTGCGATTATTCCCAAAGTGAACAGCCTCTATGTTCCCTTTGGATTCTTCGATAAGATGAAATCGATCATTGCCAGCAATCGATTCTATCCCGTGTTCGTTTCAGGCCTCTCTGGCAACGGCAAGACCTTCATGGTTGAGCAAGCTTGTGCGCAGGCCAAGCGTGAATTCTTGCGAGTGAATATTTCTCCCGAAACCGATGAAGATGATTTGATCGGTGGCTTTCGCCTGATTGATGGTGAAACGAAATGGTTTGATGGCCCTGTCATTCAGGCCATGAAGCGTGGTTCTGTTTTGGTTCTCGATGAGATTGACCGCGGTTCTAACAAACTGATTTGCTTGCAAGGCGTCCTTGAAGGAAAAGGCATTCTCATCAAAAAAACTGGTGAGTTTGTCGAAAAGGCAAACGGCTTCACGGTTGTCGCCACTGCGAACACCAAAGGCAAAGGCGACGATACTGGTCGCTACATGGCTGCCACGATTCTCGATGATGCTTTCCTTGAGCGGTTTCCGATCACCGTTGAGCAAGAGTATCCCGACACTAAAGTCGAAATCAAGATTATGAAAAAAGTTTTCGATAGTCTTGGTTTGAATGACGATGCGTTTGCCGAGAACCTTGTCAAGTGGGCAGACATTATTCGCAAGACCTTTGAAGAGGGTGCGATTGATGAGTTGATCTCCACTCGCCGTCTTGTGCATATTGCTGAAGCTTTCGCAATCTTCGGAAACAAAGTTGATGCGATTCAATACTGTATCAACCGCTTCGATAACGAAACGAAAACTTCCTTCTTGGACCTCTACACCAAGATTGACAATGATGCCCAGCCGGCTGCGGTTGAGCCTGCACCGGTAGAAGAAGTGAAAGTCGCCTGATCTAATCGGCACAAATCAAAAAGAGGCCTTTTCTGGGCCTCTTTTTGCATATATAATCAGAGTGTATTTTTTTATGGAGTGACTATGGAAATTGAATTGAACCTAGAACAACTGAGAACCAAGAAGCTTTTTATTGCCACACCTATGTACGGTGGTATGTGTCACGGCTCTTACACTAAAGCAATCGCAGACCTCATGACTATGTGTACCAAGTATGGTATTGAGGCCAAGCTTTTCTTTATGTTTAATGAATCATTGATCACACGCGCGAGGAACTACCTTGCTGATGAATTTCTCCGAAGTGATTATGACCACCTTCTTTTCATCGATAGCGATATCCACTTTGAAGCCCAAGATGTTTTGGTTCTTCATCACTATGCTATCAACAATGACAACATGGACATCATCTGCGGTCCGTATCCAAAGAAAGCAATCTCATGGGAAAAAATCAAGCTTGCTGTAGACAAAGGCTATGCTGATAAGAATCCTCTTTTGCTTGAGGAGTTTGTTGGCGACTATGTTTTTAATCCAGTTGAAGGTATTCAGAAGTTTCGTGTTGATGAACCCGTCGAAGTGAAAGAGGGCGGCACCGGCTTTATGCTAATCAAACGTGAAGCATTCGAACGTATGGACCGAGACTATCCAGAACGGCTCTATAAGCCAGATCATGTTCGTACTAAAGCATTTGATGGTAGCCGAGAGATCATGGCATACTTTGATTGCGTTATTGATCCAGACTCAAAACGCTATTTGTCAGAAGACTATATGTTCTGCCAATATGCTCGAAAGTCAGGTTCTAAAGTTTGGATGCTTCCTTGGGTCAAGCTTAAACATGCAGGCACGTATATCTTCGGTGGTAGTCTAGCCGCAATTGCAACCATTGGCGCATCGCCCACTGCCAGCAAAGATTCTCCAAAGCGTTGAGGTGAACATGTACAAATACAATGAAGATGAGTTGCTAAAAGAACTCAAGGCATACATTGATTCAACATACACTGAGCATTATGCAAATGGGCTTGATGGAATTCAAACCACTGAATTCATCATCGACAACGGCGATGGCATTGGCTTCACAAGAGGCAATGTCATCAAGTATGCTCAGAGGTATGGTAAGAAGAATGGCTATAATCGCAAAGACATCTTGAAAATTATTCACTATGCGATTATAATGTTGTATGTTCATGACCTAGAACATGAAGAAAATCAAACGGATCAAATGGAATTGCCGCTTAATGAGTTTGAGAAATACTACCCCTCGAATTTGAGGAACATGGAGATTAATGATGATACTAAGTGAAACGACGATTTCTGTATTGAAAAATTTTGCATCAATCAATCCAGGAATCATCATTCGTAATGGAAACACTCTTCGAACAATTTCTAAGCTTCAGAACCTTTTGGCTAAGGTTGAGATTACAGAAAGCTTTGACAACACGATTTGCATCTATGATCTAAATCGTTTTCTTGCTGTTGTCAGTTCTCTTAAGGACCCTAACATCATTGTTAACGATGGCGCAAAGAGCCTAAAGATCAAGTCAGATTCATCCGTAACCAACTACGGACTCTCTGATGAATCTTTGATCATTGCGCCACCAGAAAAAGACTTGAACGTAGAAAACGCCGAAGTGAATTTTTCTCTCCCGCAAGCCACTCTGTCACAGATTTTGAAGCTTGCTGGTGTGATGGGCTTGCCTAACGTATGCGTTCGAGGCGACCGCAGCAAAATCTCAATTGCTGCTATCGATGTTAAGAATCAAGACTCTGACGTTTTCTCGATTGATGTTGGCGAGACTCAATCCGAATTCAATATGATCTTTGTGACTGAGAACTTTAAATTGCTATCTGAGAACTATGACGTTGCCATTTCATCTAAGGGTGTGGCACACTTCAAAACTGCAAACGGCAAGATTCAATATTGGATTGCAACTGAAGCTGGTTCTAAATTTGTTGAGTAATTGAAAAGGATATATTATGACTGCAACTACAAACGTGATTGTTCCCTCCTCTAGTGCTGATCGAAAGGCTATCGAGAATGCACTCAAAGAAATCTCTTCGAGTTACACTCGAATCGAAGCAGAGAAAGATTTGGTAAAGGACATTCTTCAGACTGTGCAAGACAATCAGAAGATTCCTAAGAAGTACATGCGCAAGCTTGCCAAAATCTATCACAAGCAAAACTTCCAAGAAGTTCAACAAGAACTTGACGATATTAGTTCTCTCTATGAAACGGTAACGAAGACTGAGCAGAATTGATTTCGTTGTCGATTTGAGTTATCATTGTATTTTATTATGTGTGGAGTGAACTATGCTCGAAGACTTTCTATGGGTCGAACGTTATCGACCGAAAACAATCGCGGAGACTATTCTTCCTGAAGAACTGAAATCAACTTTTCAAAAGTTTGTCGATGACAAAAACATTCCAAATCTGATTCTGTCAGGCGGCCCAGGCATCGGTAAGACTACTGTTGCCAGGGCCATGCTTGAAGAAGTTGGTGCGACTTACATTATTATCAATGGTAGCATGAATGGCAACATTGATACACTGCGCAACGAAATCAAGCAGTTCGCATCTACTGTTTCGTTCAGTGGTGGACGTAAGTATGTCATCCTCGATGAAGCAGACTATCTGAATCCGCAAAGCACTCAGCCAGCATTGCGTAACTTCATGGAAGAATTCTCCGCTAACTGCGGCTTCATTCTTACTTGTAATTTTCTGAATCGCATCATTGAACCT